TTGGGTCATCAAATACAGGGTTATGAGCAACAGTAATTTTGTTACCTAACGCGCTATATGAAACGAAATTAGCACCTAAAGATACATCACCATTTGTTCCTTTCATAGAACCACCAGTCATTGCACCAGCAGGAGCAACAATAAGGTCTTTCATAGCTCTATGGAACGATAATCTACCTTCAGTTCCAGTGAATACAACCCACTCATTACCTTCAGCAGCAGTTGCGTTTAATGAAATCTTAGCTATAAACTCAGTGATAATATCTTCTGTTAAAGACCCCATAGAATATGAAGCTTGATTAGAAGAATTAATTTGAGCTAATAGACCATCTCCACTAACAACTGAAGAAGCCATAGTACCAGAAGTACCTATAGCAGATGTTGAAGTTGCGGTAGCGTAAGATGTATAATCAGTATATGGTTGAGATATAGAAGCTCTTCCGTACCATCTTTGAAGCTCTTGTTGGTACATAAACTCATCCATCATTTGTTGTTCTCTAGTAAAATACCATAATCTTGAACCATTATTTTCAATCCAAGTAACATCAGTTAAATCTTTACCAGTAACTGTACATTTTTTTCTCATGGTAGTTAACCAATTTTTATGAGTGGTTGGATACACCCAATTTTCACCTACATCAGCTCCATCAGAACCGTTAGGGAAAGCTGAACCAATAGAAGCTACAATAGCTTCATCAGTGATATCAGAAGTAACTAATGGATTAGTAATTGTAGTTCCTACAACAGCATTAACCATTTCAAATTTTACTACAAAATCTGTAGTAGCAGCTGAACCAGAGGTATTTGGAACAGGGTCTTCAATAACAAGTGCTACTGCACCAGATTGAAATCTTACCATGTCCCATTTATTTAGAAAATTACCAGTTCTTCCAGCAGTAGTATCATCACAAATTAAATAGAATTGGTCACCATTTGCATCAGCATCATCAATTTGTGCTCCAGTTGTTGTTGTAACTGAACCAGCTGCAGTAAATGCACCAACACCAGTTGTAGAGAAATGTCCTGTCATATATGTAGGAGCATTATATCTACCCATTACTTTCCATTCAAAAGAGTTATCACCTAACACTTTTTCTTTTGCGTATCTACCAGTACGCTCTAATAAATATGTAGCTGCATATCTAGGATATTGCTGAATCAAAGTCCGAGCAATTTCTGGATACTGCATTAGAGCTGTATTCAAGGCATTTTCCGCAGTCGTACCACTTCCGTAGGTACCTGTATAAATTGTTGCCATTTTTTTTAAATTTATTAATTAAACATTATTTTAATTTGCTCAATTAACTTTCAACTATATTAGACCTTGTCTTACTTTTGTCTACTCGCTCATGAACGTCTTTGGGTCAAACGCAGTCCCTTTCGGTTGATAAGGATTGTGATTTTTCCCACTGTTAAGGCTTGGCGATTGTATTTTATCCATTAGACTCTTACTACCTTCGTTACGACCTTGAGAACGAAGAATGTCTTTGATTTGGTCTTTATATAGCAGAAACATAGCGACGTCAGCGACATTGGCGTGACTAGACCATAATTCTTTTGCCATATCTTTAGTAGCAAATCTATAAACTTCTTCTTTCTGTTTTTTTGTTACTTTTCCTCCCATGAACCTATCCATATCTTTTAAGTGGCCTTGAAGACCTTCTCTCGCCTCTCTAACAATTTTATCTCTTTGAGCTACATTTTCTTGTTGTTGATTATATAATGTATTTTTTTGTTGTTTAACGGCGTTTTTAATTGTTCTTTTTATTTCTCTCCCTTTAATTGCAATCATTCCATTACGTTGCATTTTGTCTATTGAATCATCTATTTCATCATTAGATAGTCCGTCTGCTTTCAATTCTTCTATAACTAATTCTTTATTAGAATATGTTAAATAATTTTCTAATGTTTCAATTTGAGGAGATGTAGGTTCTGAACTTTGTTCATCGCCCTTCATAGCGTCTAAAGCGCTTTTAATTTCATTTTTAGAAGCTCCTTCTAATCCTAATTGTTTAGAAACTTTTTCCCAATCAATATTTTCTTCGGGGTTATTATTAACTTCCCACTCATAATTTTCTTCTGTCTCTTCTTCAGATGGGTCTTCTGTTTTTTTATTCCATCCCCATCCATCTTCTTCGTTTGTCTCTACATTAGACGATTTTTCTTCACCCTCGTTTACAGGTACATCAGGTCCTAAATCTCCTGTAGGAGAATCTGATGTAAACGCTAATGGATTAAATGAATCTTTGTTTTCTGTTGTTTCACTAGTAGATGTAGTTTCTTCTACTTCTTCTACTAAGCTTGATTTTTCTTCTGACATATTATTTTATTTATTGGTCCCTATTTCGCAAAGATACAAATTATTTTACAATTTTATCCTTCGCTCTAATTTTATCTTCGTATGTTGACTCTTTAACAGCTTTTAGTTTTGATTTATCTTTGTCTTTATCTTCTCTATCTTTATCAATTTCGTGGTCTGCTAATTTCTTAGAAAACTCAGCGTCTATAGAAGCGTCATGTAAATCTCTTTTATCATCTGATTGTATTTTAGCTACTTCTAATCTTGATTCAGCTCCAATTTCAGCCACTTGAATTTTTGCTTCATTATCCATTTGTTTTAATTCAGATTCCATTTGGAATTTAGCCTGAGCAGCTTGTTGTTCAGCTTGCATTTGCTGCATAGCTTGTTCTTGTTGAGCAGCTGCTTGTTTTTGCATTTCATCCATGCCTCTTTCTAAAATCTTTTCAGCTTCTGTCATAGTGTCTGCTTTTAATACTTTAAGTATATTTAATAAATCAATACTTCCTGATTGTAAAGCGGATTGAGCTAATTGATGTACAACTTGTTTCATTGCGTCGTCTTTTCCACTATCTCCTATATATACTCCGAAATCCTGCAAAGCAACATCAGGCATTATATTTAAAAATTTATAAGCTCCATCTCCTAATATCATTGCAGCTTTTTTGCCATTAGCCCAAGCTATTTTCATGCTATTACATAAACATTCTAATACTCTTTGTTTAACTTCTCCATGAGAATAAAACCAACTTTCTGTAATAGTTGAAGATTGCATTACGCTTCTTTGAACATTACCAACATATTCATATTGTTCAACAGCTCCTTCTCTTTGTCTTGTAACTCCAGACAATTGACCAGCCATATCCTCTAGCATCATTTTTAAATTAATTAATTGCTGAACAGATTGAGATAGAGTAAAATCAACTTGTTGAAATTGATTAAATGATTGTACTTGACCTCCCTCATCTTTTGAATTAATAGGTATAATACCATCTGTTTTTAAATGATATAATACTGTCTGCATATCCATTCCTACATTTGTAGGTATTTGAGAAGTATCGTAAACAACAGCTTTTCCACCAGAACGAGCCATAGCTAATTCTATTTGATATATTACAATATTATATAACATCTGTACATTATGTAATAAATCAACCATAGAATTTGAAGTTCCTGTAGTATTTCCTTTTATACACCCAATATATGATAATGGAGTTCTTCCTGGATTGTCTACACTTCTTACTTGATTATCTCTTCTTTTTGCTCTAACAAGAATTTTTCCTCCAATTTTAGTAGCTTCCCATATATCATCTACCCACTTAGTTTCTATAACTTCTCCCTTTTTTCTCTTTTTATATGTGTCTTTTACCATTTTTCTAAATGGTCTATCTGGGTCATATTTATTAGGTGATAATTTAAATTTAATAGCTCTTAATGATTTCCATTCAACTTGAACTACACGAATACGATTTTCTTGACCATGAGATTGGTCTATCCATTGAAATCCACTATTATAATCATTTATATCGTTACCATAAATACTTCTCATTACATCTAATTCTTTTAAATCTTTTTCAGTTAACCATTGTTTAAATTCATCATTAATTTCATTTACAGATAACCATCTTTCTTCTCCCACCCAAGCAGCGTCGTCTAAATAATCAGAATGAATAGTTGAATCGTAAATAACTGAACGCGGGTCTACTCTACGAGCTTGAGGGTCTCCATTCAATATATCAATTTTATAAATTTCTTTTCCTGTTACTAATAAATCTCTAAACCCTTCTTTAAATTTATCTTTTAAATTATATCTATTTAGTATATATTCTAATCCGTCTTGAGCAACTTCTTCTACCATTTCTCTATAGTTATATTTCATATATATATCTATATCTTCAGGCACAGGCATGCCTTGACCTTCGTCTGTTATAGGTTCTCCATATGTTTCTTCAAATTCTTGATGTATATCTTTTAATAAAGCATTCATTTTTAAAGCAACTTTATAGTCCAATTTTCTAATTACAGCTTCTTTGTTAACTGTAGAAACTTTCATATCTATAGGTCTTTTTAATTCTTCTCCTATAAGTAAATCAATTTTAGGAGTTATAATAGGATAATTTACAAGTCTTGCTGGATAACTTAATCCGTACTGTTCTGTAATATATGTATAGTCAGCTTGATTTATTTTACCATTATATACAGCATAATTTCCAATATCTTTATTTCTAGAAGATTGATATGTACTATCATCATATGACATAAATCCTATAATTGCATTTAACACATTATCGCACCATTCTTTATTTTTCTCTTTTTCTGAAACCATCATAGATGGAAAAGGGGTAGTTTTTCTCATTTTAATTTAATTTTATTGGTGTTCCATTTAAACCTCTTGTATAATATTTAAGACCTATATCTATTGTTTCTTCTTTTTCCTGAACTCTCATTCTGTAATTATCTATATTATGAATCAAACATATACCAAAAGCCATAGCTCGGTCTGTATTTTGTAATCCATAATTAGCTAATTCATCTATTAAACTTAAAAACCAAATTTCTTTAATATTTTCTCTAATATAATCATCTATCAAATCTTCCAATAAAGCTTTCACTTGTTTATTCATATGAACACCATATTGATTTCTTGTTCTAGAACCTGGATTATGAGCAGACTCTGGTTTTTCTTTCAAATATTTTAAAGCATTCATACGTTTAAAATAATCCAAAATACCTATCTTTGTATATTCTACCAACATCTTAGCATTATAATACACAGCTAACTTCAAACACCCATCCCAAAAATCTTCTTTTTTCTTAGGTCTGTCAGTATATTCAGCTACAACGTAATCGCTTGGAATATTTGTATTTGCAAATCTACGATAAATTATTGCACTTCCCAAAGAATCTGACGCTCCTGCTTCATCTTGGTCATAAGAATCCACTCCTCCTATATCAATTCCTTGATATTCTGGCATCGGATGAGATAAAACTTTAAATGGTCCAGTAGGATGAGGTCTCCATAAAACCTTTAATTCATCATCATCATTTAACGCCCAATCTAAATATCCAGACTGTATTTGATTCTTGTAATCTTTACTTGATAGTATTCTACTTCTTTGAGCATTTAACAAAGCAATATCAAATCTACTTTGTTTTGTATTTAAAAATGCTTCTTCTATAGTTAATGGATAATTTTGTATATGTAAGTTATAAGCTTCATTATCTCCAGACTTTCTAATAACTTCTCTTTCTTCAGATAAACTTTCTTCAGCTCCTTTAACATCTTCTACTCCTGTTTCTATATCAAAAAATCCATAATAAGCTTTTGAGGCAGGAATAAACATAGGTATAAGATTATACGCGTCATAACTATAATACATGTCCATAAAGTCTTTTGATGAAGCGCTAATATCACCACCTGTACCTCCAATAATAGGAACTCCAAATTGTATATTACCATCCATAAAACATGCTTTAGAAGACATATACGCATTTTTTAAATGTTTAAATTCTCCAGCTTCTTCAAATACCATTAATGAAGTTCTTTCACCTTTAAACACTTCTGGATTATCCATTGTTCTACATATAATTGTAGATTGATATCCTCCTGTCTCCCATTTACCATCTCTATTCTTTTGTTTATATCCAGACCTCATAATAGTTTGAGTGTCTTTTAATACAGAATGTTTAAAATTTGGATGTATACCATTAAGTCCCTTTTTTGTTTTATCAAAGAACGCGTCAGCAGTAGCTTGTAATCCTGCTGCTACACCTATATCGTTGTACGGAAAAAATGTATATTCATGAGCAACCATACCAGAGTTCATATAAGAGAACCCTTTGTCCCTTGCTTTAATAACAATCATTCCTTTTCCTTCATCTTTACATGTTTCAAATAGATTAAAATATTCTCTATCCATTTCTCTATACCATGGATGTATTAAAGATTTACGACCACCTTTTGAACCATCATTTCCTAAAATAAAATAAAAATTTAGATAAAAATAATACTTACCAGAAATCTTAGGCATACCTTTAGGTTTAAATCCATTAACACATCTTTCTTGTTGTTCTGTCCACCATTCTTGATATGCTACAGAACCTTCTTCTAAATCAGGAAATCCTTTATTGGGTATTGGTCTATATCTTTGTGGGTCAAATTTTATCTTACCCATATTTTAATTTTTTAGGATTGTCAAATCCAAATATATTTTTATTATTCATTTTACTTAATTCTTTATTTTCCATCCATTCTTTCAAATCCATTTGATAATTTTGAATAGAGTATTCACTATATTCATTTGCTCTTTCCCAGTTTCCTTTTTTATAATGATAAGAATATCTTTGTTTTAAATAAGTAAGATTATTTTTTTTCTTAATTTCTTCAGTTCTTCCTGATGAGTTTATCTTAATAGGTTTATTTTTTAATTCAATAGGCTTTCTAATACTTTTCTTCATTACATTTCTTTTATCTTCTTACGATTTTCTAAAAAGGACAACCCTTTATCTCCAGCAATCTTTTGTCTTTCTCCTCTTCTTTCAATAGAATCTAATAAAGATTGTCTTGTTTTTAATATTTTTTCCACTCCAATCATAAGTTTTTGTAATAGCTCAGCGTTCTCCTCATTTAAGAACATGTTGTCAATTAAGTTTGTAAATTCATTAATCTTTTTATTAAAAGCTATAAGCTGTTCGTCTAATGGGTCAAATTGTAATTCTTTATATTTTTCTATAGCTTCCTTCATTTCTGGTTTATTATAACCAGACCAAGTGTAACTATCATATAAATCTTTAGATACAGCTTTTATTCTTTCTTTTTCAGTATAATGTCTATAAGGACTTTCATAATCAAATACCATAGCAATCCATTTCATTGCTATTTGTCCTAATTTTTCTGTCTCTAAAACATTTTTAAATTCTGGAACAAGAACAACACCATTATCTTCTTTGTATATATTTCCCTTTTTATTAATTTGTAATAGATACATTATTCTACTGTATGTATTAATTTAAATGTATTTTTAAAATATATTTTTCTTGGTTTTTTACCATATAATTTATCTAATTCAAAATAAGGGTTACGACAGAAAGAAATATCATTATCTAAATAAATAAAATTATTCTCTTGAACTTTATCAATTATCAAATCTTCTTCTTTTATTAATTGAAAATACTCCTTATAGTTTTTTTCTAGATAATAAAAGCTTCCTCTTTTAATTATTTTACCATGTTTACTATTTAATATTTTCATTTTACAAATATAAGGAATTTATTGTATAAATTTTTATTTATATTCCAAAAACAGAAAACCCCTTGTAATAAAGGGGCTAACTGTATGAAAACATGGAAAAGAAAAGAAGTTGCAAAATTACAATTATTTATTTGATTTCCAATTATTAATCATGTTTTTTATATTACCAATATGACTATTTATATCATAAGATGTTTTTAAGTTTTGTTGTCTTTGTAATAATTGATATGGATTAACTTCTGCTGGTGGAGCGAGAGGGGCTGGTAATGTTTCCCAAGGTCCAGGTGTAGGCTTTCTTGGTACTGGGTTAGGCCAGAAATCATCTGGATATCCACGCTGCTCAGGATTAGGCAATGGAAATGGCGTAGGCCAAGCATCTGGAGAGAAAAGTTTTTCAGGCTTCCAAGGGAAATCATCTGGAGAGAAAGGTTTTTCAGGCTTATAATATCTTCCCCTCCATAAATCATTTCGTTCTTCAAGCGTTTTCTCTCTAGTTGATTCTAATATTGATATAACTTCTTCTCTTGTCTTACCTGTTTTTTTCATAATAGTCTCTATATGGTCAGGTTCTTCTACAATTTTATCTTCAACCGAACCTGGAAAAGGAACTCCATGGTCTCCTGGAACTACAGACACGTTTTCTTTTGATTCTCCTTTATCTATATCCTCCTTTGGAACTTCTTTAAATTCAGGATTTTCATTTAACCATTCATCAAATGATAAAGCTTTAAGATGCTTTGGAGTAGTATATGTATCCATACTTTCTAAAGAGCTATGTATTCTATATCCAAGAGTTTTTTCTTCTTTATCTTTCATTTCAGAACGATATTGTTGGTATTCTTTATATCCTGGAGGTAGAGTTGCTTTTTTTAATGTAGCAGGAGGTTCAACACCACTTGTTAATGTGACATCTTGAGACTCAATCTTTATTGGTTGAAAATAGGGACCATATAATAAATTACGTTGCTCTCCTTGATAAGTAGAAGGATTCATATTTATAACTTTAGTACCTACTACATCTTCACTATCTATAGAAAGACTATTAAATTGGTCTTTATGATTTACATATTCCATTTTATGTTCTTCTGGTACATTTACATTTTCTCCAAAAGTTACATGAAAATGGTCGCGTTCATTTAACACGCTTATATTAAAATTTTCTCTAAACTCTTTACTTTTACTGCTTTGTAACCATTGTCTAAAATCTCCAGTGAAATCACCCGCATCTCCTGTCATGTGATGCATAGGATATAATTTATTAGCTTCATCCATAGTCATTTCTTCAGACTGTACTTTTGCCCAAATATCATCAATCCAACCACTAATCGCCTCTGTATCTTGATTTTTCCATTGTTCATCAGATACATTATTAGTTTTATAATCATGTAAAGAAACTCCTAAAGAATCCGCTATTGCTTGTTGATATTGAGGAAATCTTCTATATACATGAGCGTCATTTCTTTGATATTTACTATATACTCTTGTTTGGTCTTTACCTCCTCTTTGTCCACTAGTCATTTCTATTTCTCCTGTATATCCATAATATTGAGCCATACATAATGCTAGATATGCATTTTCACTAAGATTTAAATTAGGATTTTCACCAGAGTCTTCATTTACCATCCTAGGAAAAGCTCCTCTTCTCCTAGAACCATATGATTGAGAATAATTTAAGACAACTTCTGTTTTATTTGATGGGTCTGTTTCGTCTACTGTACCTCCAGTGTCAAATAAACCTCCTTTAGTATAGACTGCGAATGAACCTCCTTTTCTATAAATTTTACCATCACCTTTAGCGTTTTCAAATATCATTTTATAAATCTCTTCATTTCTTTTTGTTAATTCTGTTTTCACTCCCTTATTTTTCCAATATCTTTTATATTCTGCTTTAGCTCCTTCTAAATCATTATTCATAACAGCTGTTACAAATTTAGGAAACTTTTCTAATCCACCTAAATTATATGAAAAATCAGTTAAAGCTAATTTAAGATTATCAGGCAACTTATTCCAATTACCTTCCTTACCTTTATATCCAGTATTACCACTTTTATCATCTCTTGTCCAATCTCCTTGCCATGTATCTATATAATCTTGAGTTTTATTTAAATGATTAGCAATTCTATCTGAATACATCTGTTCCAGCTCAACAGTAGTTATACCTTTTGATATTCTTTCTCGTTCTTCTTTACTAAAAGTACTCATATTAATTCCCCATCCAATATTTCGTTCTGCATCACTTACGTCAAAAGGAAACCATAAATCTTTTTCTTTATCATATCCTTTATTTGCTGCGTTTTCACTTATTTTTAATTGATTATAATAACTAGTCCAATTCTCATCAGAAACATGAGGATTTATGTCTCCCATTAAATTACTAGATTCGTCTAATAGTAATGTCTCTGCTCCTGGGTCTTCAGTGGTTCCTGCGACAGCCGCTGTTACATCTTCAATTCCTCCTTCATCATACAATATTTTACCTCCCTTCTTAAAAGAACCTATATTAGATGTAATTAAATCATGTTCAAATGAAACATCCATATTATATGGAGTTAGTCCTTTGTATTGACCTCCTCCTCTATTTTTTATATCAGCAGCTTCTGAAAATGAAGAAGAAGAAATACTTCCCATTCCTCCTTCTACAGGCATAATTCCTCCATTGTCATATATTCCTTCAGGTATAACTTCTGGTCTTCTACTTCCTAAAGGAATATTTAAACCAAATCCTCCTGACCACCCTTGTTTATCTTTAATTATTCCTAATTCAACAGGACCTAATCCTCCATATAACCCAAAATATCCTCCAGGGCGATGAGCGGGAGCTAATTCAGTTCCATATCCTAAAACAGCTCTAGCGTTATAAGGAGAGTCTTCAGGATAATATCCTAATCCAAATTGACCTGAAGCATAACTACCTCCTACAGGAGTTTCTTCAAATCCATATGGACCATGTGTTGTGTTTGTTCCAAATCCAATACCACCTTCTAATTCTCCTCCAGCTACTAATCCTTTATTACCTATAAGAGATTGATAAGCAGCATTAAGCCCAATATTTGTTCTTTTATTCCAGAAAGATTCATCTGATGTATAAGGTTCCCCTTGCCAAGTAGAAGTATAAGCATCTTCTTCTTGTCCCATCAGACCACTCATTGTAAGACTTGGTCCAAAATCAAATCTATCTTGACCTTCTGGAGTAGAATATCGCGATGAGAAAAGTGGATAAGTGTAATTAAGAGAACCTGAAAGTCCTGTCGCAAAATTGTCACCAAAGTGAAAAGGAGACCATCCCGTACTAAGAGAAGGATTAAAATAATTTGTTTGTTGATATGGCCAAAATGGGTCAGTCTCATCTAAAGTTCCTCCGTTATCATATTTATTATATTCTTGTTTAGGTGCGGAATTTGCAATAACTGCAGGAACATGTTTAAAGTTCCCAATCATTCTCATCATATCTTTATATCCCATAATTAAAAGTTTTTATGATTTTTCTTATTATATTTTCCACCACCCATATAATTCATAGTGTCTTTAATACTTTTTTCTCTTGAAGCATCTTGAATTTCTTTTTTCTTCATTTTTCTTAGATTTTCTTCTTCTTGAAGTTCTCTATTCTTTTGCATCCATTCAAGTTTCTCTTTAAGTTCTTTTGGCATATCTATCATAATTTCTATATTTTTAAATTATTATCTTATAGGTACTCGTAATCCCGCATTTATAAACGGAGATTGAGATTCAAAATCATATCCACCTCCTCCAGAAAGAAATCTAAAATGTCCTTCAGCTCCCACTCTTAGTCCTGGATTAAGAGAATATGGATTTCCGTATTCTCCAAAAAGACCAATACTTCTAGATGGAACTGGAGCAGCGCTACAATAGCTTCCTACGCAATAAGTTCTTCCAGGTCTTCCAGATTTTAAATCTAATCTTCCAGAATACGCTAACCCCTTATCTGATTCCTGAAGAGGCTCTAGGTTATATCTATCAAGCCCTGTGCCAGCTCCTCCATATCCTAGTTTACCACTCAATATTCCCATAAATCTATTTTCCCAATCTCCTTTACGTGACCCAGCATATGTTCCAAAATTAAGTCCACCAGTAGCCCCTAAAAAACTCCTTGAAGGATTTCCCACTAACACACCATGACTATCTCTTTCAGTACTATGAAGACCACTATATTCTGCTCCTATATCTAAATTGCCTCTCATTAAATTAATATTAGCTGCAGTTAGAAGATTTTCATTTAACATATCATATGCTAAACTAGTCCCTCCAAGAGTTAATCCTCCATTTGGTTCTCCTCCTGGTATAATAGTGTTGAGTGAATAAGGATTTATTGGCATACTTATAATTAATCGTGTTGGTGTCTACCTCCTCCTGGATATCTATTTTTTAATTTACCTCCATTTTTATAACCCCCTTTTTTAAAACCCCCTTTTTCCTTATATTTCTTAAATTGTCCTTTAAGTTTTTTCTGAATTTCCTCATCCATTATTTTTTCTGCCTTTTTTTGTGATTCCGTTTTTATTGTTTTAATAATATTTCCCTCTGAATCAAACTTAGGTAGATTAACTGCTGGACCTTTTTTATATGTTTTTTTAGACATGACGTTTTATTCTAAATTAATAATATACAAAGATATAAAAATTTTTTATATTTTTTTTTATAATTTTATTTTATTGTGAGGGAGGGATACGATATAGCAAACCTCCCCCTTCCGTTTCTAAAACTTGGACAGGGGCGGGGCTTTCGTCACTTCGTTCCTCATTTCAATTACAAATAACTATTAATCAATACTATACTACTATGAACTATGTACTTGTCATCCTATCTGTTATCCTAGCGATAGCTAAACTATTCTTCTTCGCAGCAGCAACTTATCTTATTTATCTATACATCAAAGATAAATATCCTAAATCATTACCTAAAAGAGATTAACATCTCTTTTTTTCTATTACTAATAACTATTAATCTAAATATAAAATTATGAAACATTACAACAAACTAGAAAAATATACAATATACTTTGTATATCTATGCTTTGCTTTCAGTATTTACTATTACTGGGACTGCTAAGAGAGAGTAATCTCTCTTTTTAGCACAATATATGTGTAACATAAGTAAAAGTGTGAGCTTGCTAGCTAGCCTACTACTCTATAATACTATACTATTTACTAGTATTATCTAACTAATAACTATCTAATATATTGAGTATCAATATGTTATCGAATATCTATCATAAAATATACTAAATAACTAACTATTATATTTATTTAACTGTTTAACATAATATATAAATATGCAGCTAAGTTATACAAAATAATTGACATTGTCAAGCATTAAACTACACAAATTTATCACAATACTACATCAGTATGTATTTATATGATTAACAAACATTTACGGAGCAACTCCGTCTTCCTGTGGCTCACAGAACTACACTGTTCGGCGGAATCATTGCCTATATTACATACGATAGTCACTGCGTTCCTTCGGTATTCTATTACATATAGATATTAACCAATAAATATATTATTATGGACGAAGAATTAATGGAACATGTATGGGGCGATTACAATAATTGGCTTGAATCAGAATACATTAAGTACTGCATCAAATGCATTCCTAATCAAACACCTAAATCATTTAATGAATGGATACACACTGAACCAACACAAACATCAAATGATGACTTACCATTCTAAGAGAGCTTGTCTCTCTTTTTACCTACGAAGCGTCTTCGACTTTCGGTTCACATACTTCGTATGTTCATTTAAGTTACATATAGGACATCTTTATCTAAACTTACGAGCACACACACAACCTGACTTGGGTGCTTCAAGTAAAGACAATGTCCTTTTTTGCTCACGAAACGACTGCGTCTTTCGGTATTATATTACATATAATTATTAACCAATAAAATACTATTATGCTTATAAAAATTAACGATGAGCTAACAACAGCTTCAGTTGCATTACAAAGAGATAGAAACATACATTGTATCACTACACAAGAAATGTGTAAATCTATTTTGTTTATATTAAACAATCTTCATCATGATGAAACGATTATTACTTCTGATGATATTGCTTTTTCCAAGAAATGGAAAATTTGGGATGAGAACTATAATCATTCTCAAAAGAGAATTATATCAAGAATTAAAGCTCTTGAACTATCAGGAGTTATTAAATTAAACACCACAGAGATAGGTCTTCTTGATAATCTTTATGAATATTATAATGAAGAGAGTTAATCTCTCTTTTACCTGCGAAGCGACTGCGTCTTTCGGTGGTTTGATTACATATAATTATTAACCAATACATTTGCATTATGAAATACATAGTAATCATACACCAATACATCTTAAATATATATCAATACATATATATATTCTATCAAAAATAATATTAACCTAAATTAAATATCATGAGTATACTTGGAATCGCATTCTTCACTGCTATAGGCTATCTTATAATAGTCTGGAAGATGATAGGTATAGCTAGACTAAGAAAGACACAAATCTTATGGGATATACTATTCACACTTGGTCTACCAATACTATTCATCGGCACATTTAGTGGACTAGCAACAGCTGTACTAGCTGGAGTTATGTTCTCACTATTCACATCAATGTTACCTAAAGAGAGCTAGTCTCTCTTTTTAGAACTCACTTCGTTCGTTCAGTTTATATTATCTATAGATATATATGTGTGGCCTAATAATACCAGACTTACTAAGCTTTACGCTAACAGTCAAGCACAATATATTACTATTAAGGTTAATAGGAATCGCTTGGTTTAGCGACACAGTGTTAGTGGTTAACAAAAAAACACATTAAATAAAACTATATGAGAGATGCCACAAATCCTCTCATTTTTATAACAATCAAATAAATGTTTAACTAAATTAAATAAAATGAAACGAATTAAAAGATTTGCATTACTCGCAATAGTAATGATTTCAATTCAAGTCTACGGACAATCTGATACAACATCAACACAAATAGATACAATTAAAATAGAAGAGAAACAAGATACATTTTATTCTTATGTATTTATACCTAGAACTTATACAAAAAATAAAAACGGAACATATAATAGAATTGAACCACATTGGGAAATCTATGATACATTGTATTTATCACCACTTGTAGGCCAATGTCCTGGAGAAGACGACAGTGAAGCTGACTTAATATTTTATATATATAGTCATGAAAGTAAAACTTACGCAAAGTTCTATCACATACCTGAAGACATAATATATGATTCACTTAGAGATATAATAATACAATAATATGAATACAGTAGAAATATCATTAAAGAAAATAAAGGCATACAATAAAGTATTAGATACAATATGCACATCAACAACTAAACATCACGTTGACGCGTGTTATATACTTATTGAAAGATTTGCAAACTTATTCCAAGACGATAGTTTATCGGAACAACTGCTAGAGATAGCTGATAGTGAATTAAGAGAACTCTGTTAGAGTTCTTTTTTTGTTATACATAAATATTAATATAATAATAAAATTATGAATAAAACTGAAGCAAAAATAGTTATTGAAGAATTAGAAAAACTAAAAGAATTAAGTTATAATTATGAAGAGCCTATAGATTCTTGGGCTCACGATGATATTTTTATCCCAAATATTATTGATGTAGAACGTATAGATGAAAGAATTGGAGAATTAAAAGAATTAATTAAATAAATAATTATGAAAGAATATAATTATATTTGGACAACAGCTACAGGCGAGAAAATTCATATAGATGATATGACTGAAAGTCATGCTAAGAATTGTCTTAAACTACTATTGAGAAAAATAGAAGACCATAACGATAGTATTAAATCTGAAGAAACTACTAGAGAAAGAATGATAAGGGAAATGAAAGACCCTAATCATAATCCATTTCAAGGAGAATTAGCCTCTGAAGAATGGGATAGAGAAATGGGGTTTCTTTGGACAGGAGATTGTGGATGTCCACCCACAACACATTGTTATTGTTATGAAGAATATTATTAAGAGAACCCTTTGGGTTCTTTTTTTGTTATACATAAGTATTAATTAAAATATTATAAAATGGCAAAAGCTAAAACAACAAAGAAAGCTACTAAGACAGTAGCAAAGACAGTAGAAGCAGAAACTACTAAGGCACAATCTACATTAGTTCCTAACATGTTTATTACAGACCATACCTATAAGACTGGTACAACTGTATTAAATATCGGTATCAAATTACCAGACTTTATTGACTTCCTTAGAAACAATAAGAGAGTAAGTAAAGATGGCAACTCTTGGGTTAACATCAAGTTTATACCATCAAGTAAAGAAAATCGTTCTCATGTTCCAGTGTTAGATGAATACTGGCATAAGGATGCTCAATCTTTAGCTGATGATGTATTCAGTGAAGACTTTGAGAAAGAGAGTAGAGTAGTAGAGAACAAAGTTACTGCATAATAATATTGATTTGACGCCTATAAATAAACTAAGTGAAGCGGTAGCGTCCGAGAAGCCACTAATCAATTAATAAGAGAGAGTATTATCGTTTAAAGAGCGTCATATGCAACATAGGATAGTATTAACGCGCCTATCGGTTAACGCTCTCTTTTGCTTGCGAAGCGTCGTTCCTCCTTTCGTCTTTTCATTTCATATACATTATTAACCCCTTAAATGTATATTTATGAATAAGCAATTGGAATTATCTGATGATTACATCAAAAAATTGAAAACACTATTACGAATGAAAAAGATTACTTCTTATGATGTGGCTCATGCCTCATTCAGAAACGCAAACCAACACTGTATAATTAGTTCTACAGATAAAAGAGAATTAACAATCAAATTTATTAATGGAGATATAAAGAAATTCTCTTCTTACAATGCATTAATGACAGAAATAAAAGCAGTGAACTCTTGGTATAAAACTGCTAGAAGAAAGTATATCAAAAGATATTATAAAGTAATAGAAAAATGGAATAATAGGCATAAAAACAAAGCTCCTAAACAAGAGCAGTTTCAATCCTTAATTGAAAAATATAATGTATGATTATAACTGAAGAGTTAAAACTAAAATCAGACATAAGAGCAAGGTGTGCGCAGATAGTCGCCACCTTGAACTCACCTTATGAACAATTAACTATAGAACAGTTAATTAAAGAAACAGAAATACTGTTTGATTACTGTATGTATAATAAAATTATTAAAAATGAAAAGTAAAGAAACCTTAGAAGCACAAATAAATGGATTAGAAGCAAAACTCCAAGAGTTAAACAATGAATTATCAACCGCTCAACATGAGTTAGGAGTTATAGGCAAACCTACTATGAGTGAAAATATCTATGAACTTCTACAAGATACTATTAGAGAAGCTATAGATAATACTGAATTTAGTCAAGATGACTTTGATTATGAACTTAGTATGGACTATGATAGAAGAGTTGATTTAGATAGATTAAACTTTCAATCACAAGGAGAGTTATGTGATGATATTATCAGACATATTGATAAAGATTTTAGAGTGATAGAGAACGAAGAGAATCCTACTGATGATGATTAATGAAGAAGATTGGATAAAAGGAACTCATTCAACTTATGGCGACGACCCAAGAGAACATGATGAAGATGAACCAGACTTCACTGAAGAAGATGTAGAATTAACCATGTGTTTAGAATACCTAGACGAACACAATATGATGGAAGACTTTTTAATATGGGTAAATAAAAATTATAAATAATATGAAATCAACAGAACAAATTCTTAATGAAAACGGACTTAATTGGAATGTAACCAAAGAAAGATTAATGTATGCAGGCGAATGTACTCCTAGTGCTAACAATGGATTACATCACACGGATTACTACGGTATAGTTCGTGAAGATACTGGAGAAGTATTTACTACAGTTAAAGAAGGATATACTCCTACACAGAACTCTACAATAATAGATACTATGCAATCAATAGCAGGTAATAATGATTTAATAATTACTAAAGCTGTTCCAATTAATGGTGGTAGAAAGATATTAGTACAAATGCAGAAACCTGATAACACAGTAGATATAGGTGGTCAAGAGACTAAACAATATGTATATGCTATCAACTCTCATGATGGTACATCAGCTTTAAAGTTTGGATTTATGAATCAAGTGGTATTTTGTCAAAATCAATTTGCTTGGATGAGTAATAATGGACTTAAAGGATATGTTCATAAACAATCTATTCAAGACAAAGTAGATAATCTACCAGAAATTCTTAACTTTGATGGACAGGAAGAAAGAATTGCTCAGCTACAAGAGATGAGTATGAATCCTACGTATCATAGTGAAATCCTTAGATTTATAGATTATATGACAGGTATAGACTCTACACTAGAAGGATGGCCTGACAACTGTAGTACTAGAAAGTTAAACATCAGAGACGACCTTCAACTTTGTGTAGAAAGCGAACTCAATAGAGTTGGACGCAACAAATGGGGATTGTTTAATGGTGTAACTAAGTATACATCTCATAGTAAATCTATACCTAATAGAGAAAATGGTAGAGAAGAATCTGTGTATACTGGCTCAGGTCAGAAAATGAATGATAATGCATTTAAATGGTTAGTCAATGAAGGTAATTAGAAGAGTATTAAGATGTTTTCTAAGTATTGACATAACTACTTCTTTGTATAAATCAAAGTATTACATAAAATCTGAGAGAGATATATTCTATGTATACAAGAAATTCATTCCTTATGTATTTATTAAACATAAAAGGTTTGAAGATTTAGATGAAGCAATTAAATATATTAATCAATAATAGTATGGAGAGAGAAAGCAAACACTGTACAGAGGAAGAACAAAGGTCAGGTTAATTCTTGAGCCTCTCAGACGTAAACTTAACTCTCTCCTTATTATTCTAAAAATAATTATATGACAAAATTAGTAGAAAATCCAACAAATCAACGAGAAGCTGTGTTATGGCATCTTGATAAAAACAAAACTATTACATCATGGGAAGCAATTAAAGAGTATGGTGTAACTAGATTATCATCAGTTATATACGACCTTCGTGAAAACGGTTATGATATAGAAACTAATATGAAAACAAATAAAAACCGATTTGGTAATAGTGTTAACTATTCAGAATATAAATTTATAAATTATGACAGCAACTGAAATATCAACATATTTAGCAACAGAATACGGAGAATGTAGACACGACGCTCACGCTATGGCAGACGCTATAAAACAAACTTGTCAAGATATGGATTACGACAATGAATGGGATTTATTCCACTTATTAGTAGAAAACACACCTATACCATCTTTACATACACATAGTTATGGTTTTCATACTGCAGGTGGTAGATATTTAATAGAAACAATGCAGGACTATTATCATGAATTTCAATAATGAGACATATATCACATACAATAAATGAATGGACTGAAAAAAAGTCTAGACAAATAGCTATTCATATGCTAGAAGGAATGTTAGAATGGAGTGATAGAATCGGTTCTGATGAAATAGATGAAATTAAAAAAATAATATCAATATTAAAAAATAAATAATATGGGATTAGACATGTATGCATCAAGACGTGCTCCAAGAATAAGTGAGGAATTACATTATTGGAGAAAACACAATAGACTTCATGGTTGGATGGAAGAATTATGGAGAGAAAAAACAGGAAAAGAAGAAGTATTCAACTGTGAAGAAGTTATATTAGAATTAATAGATATAACGAATTTAGAGAAAGCTATTCTTAATAAAGAACTACCTGAATCAGAAGGATTTTTCTTTGGTATGGATTCTTATGAATATACTAAAGATGAATTAAAAGAACAGAAAGAAGATGATTTGAAATTCATAAAAGAAGCTAAACAAGCTATTATGGAAGGAGATGAGGTTGTTTATAGTTCTTGGTGGTAATTAATAATTAAAAATAAAAAAAATGGGACAATATTATAAGCCTACATCAGTAGACAAAATGGAATCACTATACTCACATGATTATGGGAGTATGTCAAAATTAATGGAACATAGCTACATAGGTAATGATTTCGTAGCTATAGCAGAAAATTTACTTTCTCCTGAAGGAAAGTGGTATAAAAACGGATTTGTATGGGCTGGAGATTATGCAGATGTAGAGCCATCTGGAGACACTCTATATACACTAGCTGAAGAAATAGAAGGAGAAGAAGAAGTTCATCCAAAATCAACTGGTAGATATATAATCAATCATACAGATAAAGATTATGTAGATAAAAACATAGTTCCTCAAGATGAAGAAGGTTGGAAGGTTCATCCGTTACCTCTATTAACTTGTGAAGGAAATGGTAGAGGAGGTGGAGACTACAGGAAAGATAATAATTGGATAGGAGCGTGGGCAAGACACAGAATATCAGTTGAAAACTCTATACCTGAAGGATATACAGAATTAATACCTAACTTTGAAATGGATTAATGTGATTATTTGGGGGTCTTTGACCCCCTTTTAATTTTTTATAGTATATTTACCCTCTCAAAATTAAAACATGGAAGAAAAAGAATTAGAAGAGTTTCTACTTGGTAGAATAATACTAGAGCCAAAAGTTCTAGAAAAACACTCAAATTTAATACATGAAAATTTATTTCAATATCCTTTAAATAAAGAAATCTATTCTCTTATTATAAAGTATAAGAACGATGGAAATGAAGTAGATTTAATAACATTAACTAATGGGTTAAAGAAAAATCATGAGAATATAGCTTACATATTATCTTCAATGGTTCAAAAAGGACATTTTGAAGCTAACACTACTTCTTATATTGAAGCTTTAAATAATATATATCAGAAAAATAAGTTAATAGCAATCGCTCAAAATATTGATAATGGTATAATGAACAAGGATAATTTACATCATATCATAGCTTCTATTGAAAATGATTTATCTAAAATTAGTATTGTAAAAATTAAAACATTAGATAATATATCTTCACAAATACAAGACACATTAAAAGATATTAACAAAAGAATGTCAACAGATGGTTTGTTAGGTATTGCGACAGGATTTGATAAAATAGATAAATTTACAGGGGGTTGGCAAGAAACAGATTTAGTAATCATAGGTGGAGCTTCATCTATGGGTAAAACTAGCTTTGCTCTTGCTATACTATTGAATGCTTGTAAATATTCTAATACTCCATCTGTGATATTCTCATATGAAATGAGTAGTAATCAATTACTTAAACGATTAATATCTATGGAATCTGGTGTTAATAACAGTTATATTATTAATGGAACACTTGGTAAAGATGAATATCTAAGAGTGAATCAAGCGATAGGTATGTTAGAAAAACTACCTATTAGTATTGATGAATGTAATATAACATCATTAAACTATCTTAAAAATAGAGTTAGAGAATATGTTAGTAAAAAAGAAGTTAAGTTAGTTCTTGTTGATTATTTACAATTAGTTTCTCATAATAATAAAAACTCTACTAGAGAACAAGAAGTTAGTAAAGTAACTAGAACTTTAAAGAACTTAGCTAAAGAATTA